TTCTGCTGCTGCAGCATCTAGAAGAGCCTTTGCTTCTTCCCAAGCACGATTTCTTGCTTCGTGTTGTTGTTTAATGTATTCCAATGACATTTAGTGTCCTTTTGTTTTAATAGGGGTGTATAACATTTCTGCGTGGCTCACACGACAGGACAGATAGTGGTGGCATCCACGCAACTACCTAGAGATATCTTATCTCAGGTTTAGCGTACTTCGTTACTTTCTACGACTCTAGTCTCTTTGACTAGTTCGTACTTCTTAATCTCAGGTTCATCTATTTTAATAATGGCATCAGCTAATGCATCTGCGATGTCTTTGATAGCACCTGATTCTGGGTATCCAGCTGTTCTAAGTATGGTCTGTTTAACCTGTTCTCTATTCATTAGAGAGCCTTGTAGACTAGGTCTAATTGTTTGCGCTTGATGTCTAGATTATTAAATGATCCTAGTAGTGGTTTGTCGTCTCTTAATTTTGTGACCACTTCTGTAATCAGGTCAGCATTTTCAGCGTTGAGTGCTTCACCAGACTCTAACTTTAGTAATGCATCAGCTAGTTTATCCACATCTGTGTTAGTTCTAGATGCCACTATTTCTAGTGTTCTGACAGATGCTGTAGTTGCTTGATATGCAGGAAAGCCTGTGACGATAGACACTTCATGTAGACGTATGTCTAGCAGTTCGCGACTTCTACCATCATCTGACCATCTGTCACCTTTTTGTGGTACAGAGAAACCGAATGACATAGCATTTACGTCACCTCTTTGCATTAGGACAGATAAGTCACGACCATATGATGTGTCGGGTAATTCTGCTTCTGCTAGTAATCCTTTAGAGTCCTCAGTAAGTTTTAAAGTCTTGGCGCGTGTGGATGCGAGCACCATGTCCATATTATGATTTACAAACATCTTGATTTCGTTACGTGCTTTAAGTGAGCGTTTGAATGCGCCTGGGGCTATGCGTTCTGTAAAAGGTAGTGGTTCGGAATCGCTATTGAATACGGCTGCATAACCTGTGAAGCGCATACCATTATTAGTATCAGGCTCGAGTCTTATCTCGAAGTCCACATCTGTCTTAATTCTGCGTTCTACTTTTGTAGTCATGCTTTTATCCTCTTTATCTTTATCTAATTGTATAGCGATACTGGACCATCTGCTGTTCTGTTCTTCTTTATCTAACTGACTTACGATTGACTCTGCATAGTTCATGGCACGCATAGCTGATGCTTTACTTACACCTGAACCCCATAAAAGATGTGCGACCAGTCCAGCTCCTGGATATCCTGGGTCATCAGGGTTTCTATTAGATGGTGCATCTAGATCAACCATGTGTCTGGCTATCCAGGGTGCGATTCTTCTCCACTTATCTTCTGATACTTGACCATTAGCCATAGCACGTGCTTCTCTTAGAGTTTTATCTGTCAAACCATCGCCACCGAATCCTTGCGCGTTCAGCTCTAATCCACGTCTGGCTGCTGCTCTCATGTATGCAGGGGGTGTTAGATTTACCTGTCGTTCTTCTATATCTTCATCTGGGCTTTCCATATCATCGTGTGGTTGCCATGCGTTACAGTAGTAAGCACCATTTACATAGTCATCCCACTTCTCGCAGTAAGCACGTAGTTCACCATCAGGATATTCTTTGATATTCGACTCATCATAGAAATAGCAGTTCCCACATGCTCTGCCCTCAGGCACATCTGCTGATAATGATGGTCTGTAGTTATCTGGTAGTGCTCTATCCTCTGTGGGCAGACTACGAGTAGATCGTGGATGTCCCTCTGGTAGTAGATCGTTATCGGTTACATAGTTTGGATTTTCTGGTCTACCATTACGCAAAAGATACAGAAATGCATTTACTCTTGCCATCGACCATGCTGCTCTAGATATGCCTGGTCTGTGAGATGTTGAGTATGCACCTGATCCACGTCTATAAACGGCTTTCAGCTGTCCTAATGTTGTGCGAGTGTAATCTGGTTTATTTTGCTCAGCCATCTTGTCATTATGCTCAGTCACTTTATTTCTTAAAGCCGTAGTCGTAGCCTCACTAAAAGTTACTGACCCCCCAGCACCCTGAGCACTATCAGGCTCATTCTCTTCACTACCTTGTATCTGATCTGATGCAGGAGCAGGAGCACGCTCACCACCTGGCTCTATATCCTCAGCTATAGAGACTGCAATCATTTGGTCTATAGCATCCTGCTTAGTGGTATGGCATCCGATAACTTCGCCATCATCTTTAATCGTTGCCCAGCCTGCACAATCGGCTGCTGAGTCAGTAATAAAATATGGCACTATTTACCCTCGATTAACCAGGTAAGTGTAAAAGGTCCTGTAGCTGAAGCGATAGCATACATCGCATCATTTTGTGCTAGTTGGGTATCTACGTGCGCTTGCTTTTGTAATTTAAGACCAGTAGACGTAGTTACTCCAGCAGGTCCGATATACACGTTGTCTGTGTTATCAGATAAATGCAGATGTAATGTAGTGGCATAACCATAATTACCTGCAATTTTAACTGCAGCAGTACCTACAGCAGTTTGTCCAGTAATAAGCGCCATTTATTTGACCTCATAAACTGATTCAGGATTTTCTGGATCTATCTGCACTACCTGTTGTAGTTGTGTAGATGGTAGACCTGTGTGTGCGATAGGTGGTAACTCTAATGCTTTTAATACCTGTGCTGGGTCGTAACCTGCAAAGACTAGGCGCTGAGCCATTTCAACTTTCTTAGCCTGCTCGATTACCTGTGAGTCTGTAATGTTTATATTCGCTAGTGGGACTCTAAACTGGTCACCATCTTCTACTGGTCGTAGATCCTCAAATCTGCGTACATCATTAACTGAGTAGAAACCTGCCTGTAGCCCGATGCTGTAACCCTGAATACGTGTTGTGTAATCACCACGTAATAGGCCGTCTACGTTGAACTTAATAAAGGCTTCGGATGGTAATAGTCTTGTGTATGCCTGTTCAATTTTTTCTAAGTATGGTCTAAGTGTATGCACCACGAAGTTGATATTATTTTGTTCAAGTGATGCGTAACTCATAGCGCCAGGGGTCGTAATGGCGATCATGTGAGGTGGAACTCTGAACATTCTTGCGATTTCTTCGATGGCTAACTTACGTGACTCCAGCATTTGTGCTTCATCAGGTGCTGTTCCAGTCTTAGTGTATTTTGCTCCACCAGATAGAACACCAGTCTTATGTGCTTTTCTGTAGCCTTTATGTGAGATGTCAAAGTTATCGCGCAGATTAGTGGCTTGCTCGCGTGTTAAGTTACCTGGAAACTCGATAATGCCTTGCACTGTTGCACCTTGACCGAAGAAGCGTGCTGCAAATGATTGCAGTGCTGATGCCAGACCAAGATTATCTTTTAATTCTGATACACGTGATAGTCCACGTAATGCTCCAGGCTTACGCATTTCTGTTATGTGAATCATGTCATCTTTGGATACGACACCTGCTTCAGCGTTATCGAATACGTATTCGATTTCACGTGTAGCTGGGTTTCTGCGCACAGTGATACGCATAGGGTCTAGTACTACAAGATTTGCTACATCGCCTCTACTATCACGATAGATACGAATGAATGCGTTACCGTCTAGTAGGAGTGATACGAGTACCTGTTGGTAATGCTCGGATCTTAATAAATCAACATCTGGGGTCATCACCCAGTCTGGGCGTGGTCTGTATGGAACTCGATTGCCATCACGTCTGATATAAGCATCTAGTGGAAGTGTTGATATGGTGTCTGAGATAAGTAGAACGCAGGAATAAAATGCGCTAATGCGCATCGCTGTGTTTTCATCTATTGGTGTGCCAGCCTCTGTTGTAAATGCAAAGGTGTCACCAGCTCCCCATATGGACTGAAATGAGATATTACGGTTCTCTGAGTTACCGAACAAATTAGCCAACATTATTTACCACGTTCGATTGCTATACCAAATAAAATTATTCCTATGCCTAAAGTGACTACGCCTGCTGGTGGAAATATCCAGCCGATACCAGCTGAGATAGTTATTAGACCTAATGCCTGAACGAGTGTGGCTGACAATGTAACTCCCTACATGTAAAATTCTGGGACAGGTTGCTCTGCATCGACATGTGATGTAGTTGCTCTATCAAATGCAATGATACTAGCAACTGCGGCATCTATCTTGCGTGGCGATCCTCTGTGTTCTTTCACAATCCTTGGACCTAGTCTATCGGTCTTTATGACTGCATTAGAGATATGACGTGCCAATAATGGATTTCCATCATGAGTTAATTTTTCTTGAACCACTGCATCATAGAACTTTGCACATGCTGGAATCATGCGAGCAGCAGATGTAGATGGCCACTCCACAATCGGTAGTCCCATATCTTGAAGTACCTGCATAGATCTCTGCCATCTAAATGGGTCGCATGCTATCTCGCGTACTTTATATTTGGAGCATGCCTCGATTATTTCCTGTTCTACTTCCTGTGTATCTACGCGCCAATCGTCTCGGTCTGTCACTTGTTTCTCCCACGCTTTCACCATGAACACGTGAGGATTTTCTTCTACTGTTACACCTATGATGACCGATGCATCACCTGAAAAGGAACCATCAAAGCCAAGAATTACCTCAGTCTCAGGGTCTACAGGTCTATCTTCGTTTCTTAACTCCCATGCACCTGATGGTAACCATGCCTGACTGCTAGAAACCCAGGCATTAGTGCGCTTAGTCCTGAACTCAGACTCAGGTGTACGTTTTACAGCTGACTCGAAATCCTCAACACTATTTAGGTCACCGAATGCTGGATTTGCCATAGCCCACGTTTCAGGTTTTCTATGATTAGCATCCATCGGTGCTTCCCACCATGCCATCATGAATGAATCATCGACCAGTTCACCCTTAGCTACACGCTGACCATACTGATATAAATTATATGCAACAGAGTCCTGCCCTGTTTGATCTGTCTTAACTCCAGCTGTAGTTATCGCT